AAAAATCCTGCGTGTCATAGGGATGGTTTTAGCCTCTATTACGACTGTACTTCTGGTTCTTGCAGGTGTCATTGGCGTAGCTATTTCCTTTATCGACCAGTATCAGATTGGCAATGTCATTCATTGGTTGTCTCCAGTTTTGCCATTCCGATGGGAAAATATATTTGGAACTGAAGCATGGTTTGTTATAACTGACCAGTTTGTATTCGATACGATACTTTCCGCTCAAGCGAATTTTGTCTGGACTATATCTGGTTCAATCGGCTTGATAGTTTTGGGATTCATTATCCATGTTAGAAACTTTAGAACATGGTGGAGAACGCTTAAAGCTACTCCAATGGTACTTGTAAGAAGTCCCATCAGCGCCTATAAAAAAATAACTGTTTGGAGAAATTGGGTTATCTCCAAAGTGGAGTATTTAAACGCAGAAAGTGCCAAGTGGAAAACCGCATTCAATATTGCAAAAGCACCATATAGTTTTTTAAGAATGATGGGGCTATCCCCACAGATGGCTATAGGATTATTAGCGGTCGGAGGTACGGCAGGAGCAGGTGTGGCAGTCAACGAAACAATCTTGGCTGAAAGAAGTTTTAGCAATGGAGACTCAGGTATTTATTCAGCCCCTGCACAACATCCAGACCCTACTCTTGAACAGACTATGGCATGGAGACAGGAGAATAGTGGATTAGGCAAAGAAGATAATACGTTGAGGATTGTTCTTGGCACTACTCCTGTCAGGGAGATTCGCATCGAAAATGTCACAGTTGGAACTATTTATACTGGAGGAGCAATACCGTCTTCTGCTCATACTTCTGCTGGAGGAACTGCGGCTAGTGCCACAGCAATATTGATTGGTGGAACGGTAGTCTCTGGAGGTACTGACACTGTCCTAGAAGTAGGTGAAATGCTAATTGAAAAGTCCAGATGTACGTTTATGTACTTTGATAATATTACTGCTCACACTATCAATGTCATTGGAAATGCTTCAGATGGTCAAAGCATAAACCAGACTCCGGGAACTTCTAGGATGAGAGCAATCGGTGGAGGTCATCATCAGGCTGAAGCGATGGTTACTTCTGGAGGTTCATATGACCGAATCCATATTGATGCTCCAACTACCGCAACAAATGGAAAGATTGATAAGTTAGTCCTGAGTAATCTATATACCGAAGGAGGTTCTTGTTCCTTCGATAAAATGAAGATTGGAACATTGACTATTCAGCTTAATGAAGTAGGTGGCGGAGGTAATGCAGGTGTTTCGGATGGATTTGCTACTAAGGAATTTAAGATTAACCAGAGCGTCACCGCAGCCAACTGGAATGTTAGTGACAATGTTGAGGTGCTTATTGGTGCTCCAACAGTAACCGTGACCAATGAGTAAATCTATTAGGATTAAATATGTTTTTAAGTAGCATTCGACATTGGAGTAAGATGTTGTTAAATGGTCAAGACGCTGTAGAAACCGCTTATTGCTTTGCTTGTAAGGCAACGACTGAGGTGTATCAAATTACCTATATTCATCTGGACAATCCTAATAGACGCCAACTTCGTGGAGTTTGTAAGGTTTGTAAGACGAATGTAGCACGATTCGTTAAAGGACAATCATGAATATCGACATTGGAAAAATCAGACCTCAAATCCTGATAGGGATACTCTGCGCTACTGTGTTCAGCTGTATTGGATTATGGGTCGGCGTAGCATTGGAAGCTGTAGAAGTCATAACCGCTATCATCGGTGGCTTATTTGGCTTCTTGGGTGGAGTTTCGCTTAAAGTGCTTGAAAACGAATAGTCAACTATCAAAGTGGTATAATCGTTTCGGCGGTTCGTTGAGTTTGGTCGCTCCCGAATCACTCCTTATTAGTGGGGAAATCTTCTTCTATTGGTTTCTCTATTTACCGAGATTTCCTCACTTCCAAGGGACAAATAAAAACCCCCACCGTTAAGCAGGGGTTCTGAGCGATTGTTCGGTTCGCTAATCCTTAGAGTAATTATCTCATCTCTTCCTCCACCCTTTTTTTTAGTTCATGAATTTTCTGCTTTCTATAGAGAGGGCATCTACTGCTTGCCATGTGGTTCATTACCGTACATTGCTCAGTATGGATAACCTCAAAGTTGTAATGAGGATTGGCGTCATTGGTATAAACCCTCTTGTCCAACTGTATATTCCTTAATTGATTCTGGAGTTTCCATAGTTCATCATGGACACGGTTTAGATCATCACTCCACCATTGATTCGTATACCTGTCTACCTTAGACATCGCTCTCATTACATGCCTTAGAGTAATCTCAACAGCTTCAGCTTTTGCTTTGGTTGATTGTTCTTGAGTCATCTTAGTTCCCACCTCCAATTGTCTGCGATGTGACTCTGCAAGCTTCGTAGTTTCTTGCTAGATACTCCATGTTTAACATAATCTCGGTAGACCCAACCTTCCGGTAAATCAACGTTCTGGCATCTAAGTCCATGTTCTTGGTGATCATGGCATGGATTCCACTTCTAAGGTCGATCCCAGAAGGTTCTGTTCCTGTTAGTTCCTCGACCGCATCAAATAATTCTGTCATATCTTGAGCCTTCAACATATTAGTTTCCCCCTTTGCAGGTGTGAAGAATTCCCTTCGAGCTTCCGCAGAAGGCGCATCCGCCTTTCTGGACTTTCTTGATCTCCCCGAATATCTGGTTCAATTGCTTCTTGGTCATTGGTCGCTCCTTACTCCTTTTCTTATTTCTCTATGGTTCTATTATATAGAAACGGTTAACCAAATGCAACAGTTTTATACCTTAATTAGCACTAATTCTTGAGCAATTTGAGGCATAAAAAAAGACCCCCTAGGGACAATCTAGGGGGTCTGGGAGGACTGGGTGGTCTAGTTTTTAGGGATTGGTTATGGATTGACCACCCATTGGATCATACCATCTGTTAAGCCACATTGATATGTGTCATTGATGGCAGAATTTTATAATCCTCATAAGTCATATCAAGCCAGACATCAAATGTCTGAGGATGGGGGTCTTGAGAAACATCTAAAATAATTCTGCATCGAATTTCAGAATCATTATGGTCGAAGGTCTGAACTAGCGGATACAAGTTTTTCTTGATTCGATCAGACATCTCTACCAGTTTTTCATGGACTAGACTTCTATTGAACTTGGCTTTAATTGCCTTGTCATTGAGAATTAAAAGAGTCTTGTAATCTATATATTTAATTGTATGGTCATTGCGAATATTTGAATCTGTGTTCTTAGAATACATCGTGTTACCTCTGAGGCAGGGGTCAGGATGTTTCCCGACCCCTGCAATTAAGTGGTTTACAGAACTCCTGCCTTCTCACGCAAGCTGTCAAAAACCCTTTGTCTTATGCGCTGTCCGCCACCATACCAAGAGTTAAAAACTCTGGATTCCATAGCCTCTGGAGAAGTGTCTTCAAGACTGTCAAGGCTTCTTCCAATTGGTCGGTAGTGGTCGGTGAATTCAGTAATTGCCATGTAAGCATCAAATGCGCTCTGACCTTCAACTCCGACACCTTCGGTGAACAGGTCTGTCAGTTTTTCAACTGCAACTCTTGCAACACCTTTCAATTCCTTATCGGCATCGTAGCCTTTCGGCGCCCAAATATCACGAGCCAATTCTTCCATATCGCTAATCGTGAACTTCGTATCAATTAACCTGTTGCAGTCATTGATAAATAACTCATTCGTAGCATCCAGTAATCCTAGAAGATTTCGTGCCTCTAGAGTCCTGTCCAGTATCATGGAAGTGTGCTTGGCACGGAACTTAAAATCATTTCCTCTTGCATTGGCTAGAGCCATGCTCAAGGTATTGGCGCAAACCACATTGACTCTAGTGTGGTCAATTCTCAGGGCTGATGTCCCATCATGAGAATTTGTTAGCAAAATATTCTGAACAATCTCATGTCCATTATCTAACTTCAACTCATTTGGTAGTCTCACCATCAACCAGATTCGTCTTCCACCGCCGAGTGTTCCAACGGTATGATATTTCGCATCTGTATTTCCTATCACAGAATCAAAAAAGCTAAATGCTTCGATGTTCTGGACTGGAGTGTAGTGTTCGCCCATTATGGCAAAAACCTGTTGAGTGTCATCTCGAACAATTGCTCTTTTACCTGCAACTGATACAGGGACTTCAATGTTCTTGCGCCCCTGTTTCTTGGATTCCATAACGTAGACTTCCTTCCTCTCTACGCCCCAACCCATTCCAGACGCTTCTATGGCTTCTTCAGCTGTCATCGCCTCAACTGGAACTTTACTTCCTAGTCCATGCCACGGCTCAATTCCCGAGCCTTGACTGTATGCGAATTCTGCTTTATCTGCGGTCATCGTAATTTCTGCGGGCATTTTATGCCTCCTGTTGATTATTGGTCGCTCGTATGTTCCGCTTCTACTCCTATTTGGGCGGTCTATTGGTTTTTTCTCTATATACCCATGATACACTATCCATTGACGGAGTGCAACCGTTTAGGGTATCATTAAAGGAACTTAATAAGGAGGTAAAAATGCCGAATCCCAAGATATGGGGAACAATCCGTGAATGCGTAGAGTTCTTTGAAACAGAAGGGCGAACTTTAACTCGCCAACGTGTTTTCAAACTCTTACAAGACGGAAGGTTAGGGAAGTCCAAATTAGTGGAAACCCCTAGAGGTAACGTGTGGTATATTCGTAAACCGTTCGTTATTGAAACCCGAAATTCAGATAAAGGGGGCAGACCCAAAAAACTGCAAGGAGTATAGGAGTGGTTGATGTAAAGAGCGACCTGCGTCGATATATCGCATCTAGGATAGACGACTTAACCCCTGAGACTGATTTACTACTATCAGATGCTACTGATCAAGAATTGATTGCATTGAAAGTTGAATTAGGTGAGCACCATCAGAAACTTTACGAACTTGGAGACATAGTGGATTACCACTTAACCAAGCGTTTAGAAACTGCTGAAGGTCAAAAAATCAAAGGGAAAACTCACGATGTGGCAATAGCCCCGACCAACATCGAAATGTACTCTGAGAGGAACAAACTGATAATCAAGAACGTAATGAAAGGAGCATTAGACGATCTTGTACAAGAAGGGGTGATGGCTTTGCCGTCAAGAATCAAAACGACCAAACACAATCGAAAATCGTAGAGGAATAACATGACTCAAGAAGTAAAAGATGGAGTTCACTTAGAAAATTGCGATATTGCAATTCTAGGAATAGAAGAAGAAACATCATGGGGATATCGCTTATTGATAAAACCTGAGTGGTCACAATATGCCATGAAATCCACCATTAGAAAAAATGCTGTACTGGATGGACAGATTGAAGAAATCAGGGAGCAATGTCCAGACGCTTTCAAGGCAAAATTAGCAATGGACAACGGCAAACTCGATGAAGTGCCTGTTCTTAATAAGAGTGCAGTTTTAATTCGTGGAAATGCTAAAAATACAGCTACTGAGACAATTACTGACGATCAGGGAAACAGCTACGAGCGAGTAATGGCTGACAAGAAAGATTTGAAGTGGAGTTATTTCTGGGATGTTCATGAAATACTTGGAAATGTCGAACCAACCACGTCTGTGAATTTACCTAATCCACAAACACAAACCACTCTTGGAGCTACAGTAAAAGCACAGGGTGACATTAGGGATTATGGAATGAACCGCAGAACAGCATTGATGCAAGCTGTTGCAATGTGCGATGGATTAAATCGTGGCAGACAGATAGAGACTCAAATAGACGAAAGGGACATCTTAGTGGTAGCTGACCAGTATTTTGACTGGCTACAGCAACCCACAACACCGGATGAACCAGTAAAATCACAGCCAATTACCCAAGAATCTAATAATGCGCCTATTACGGAGTCTCAGAAAAGCGCAATGACGGAATATGCTGAAAGTCTTGGTGCAAGTGTTGTAGGTGAAGTTCCAGAGGGCTTAGAAACAATGGGTGACTTATCAACTTACTTAATTGAAGACCGTAAAATCACGATGGACTCAATTAAGATGATTTTGGGCAATTTAGGATTTTCAGATTCAGCAGACTACTTCAAAAAGAACGGCGGAGTGACTCCCCACAATGTCCGTACACTTGGAATTAAGATTATCAAGGAAAACACCGCTATAAGCGGTGATCTTCCGTGGTAGACCTTTATTGTAGAACTGACGGCTGTAATACACATGATTTCAAGGTTAACGCAGGGGGAGTCTGCGCCTATGTTGATTTCATGTGGTTACAAGAGCAGATGATTAAAAAACCACCTCCACAGCAGATGGAATTTGACGGTTTCAGAGAATTGGAGCAAAGACTCTCTCAAGGAGAGGTTTTTGAATATCATGATCCTGACCCACCGCCGAAACCACTAATCAGGAGTCCTAAATCTTCAAATGGGGGTGGAGTGCCACTATGACGCAAACAGAGAATTTTCAACAATTAACAGTACCCGAAATCAGCAAAATCGGGGATGACCTTTATGAGCTTGAGTGGGATGAAGGCATTCATGTCAAAATCAACCAATTTTATGCTCACCGAGATAAAAACATAGACGCTGAAATCACGATTACCGATTATCATGAATCCAACGTACATATTCTTGGACCTCAAAGGTTCTCCCTGACCAAATCCCCTAGAGCCTTACTAAATGACTTAAAAGAAGAGTCCAGTCGAGATGATTGGAGCAAACGTATGAAACAAATCTCATATCTGGTGCTTAAAGACTATCGGCAGGGACAGCCAATTATGAATTTAGGATCGCAACCTAGACCAACCGCCCCAAGACACCGATTAGCTCCAGTCGCCTATGAAGGTGAAGCCACATTGGTCTATGGGACAGGCGGAATCGGTAAATCCATGCTAGTGCTGTATTTTGCCCATCTCATCCATAATGGAATTGGAGATGTTGCAGGTTTAGAAAGCGTGGTTCAAGGAAACGTTCTATATGTCGATTATGAGACAAATTGGCAGACCAACTGGTTGCGCTCTTACGATGTTCTGCAAGGTTTGGGCTTACCAAGTGAAACCGCAGAAGATCGTGAGAAACATATGGTGAAATACTGGTACGGCAGACACGCATTGGTTAACCATGTACAGGAACTTCAAGAGCAAATAGCCAGAGAAAATATCCAAGTCGTAATTATAGACAGCGCAGGACCTGCATGTGGAGGCACTCCAGAAGATGCCAATTCAGCACTTTCGTATTTCTCAGCATTGAGAGCAATTGCACCTGCAAATAAGTCATTGACCACGATAACAATTGGTCACGTTGCTAAGGGTTTTCAAGGCGCACAATCAGGACCATTTGGATCGGTATATTGGGTTAATTATCCACGTTCTACTTGGGAATTGAGAAAAAGCCAAAAAACAGGGGACTCTAAAATTGACTTAACCCTGCATCATCGAAAGACGAACTTAGGAAGGCTCTTGAACGCTATGGGGTTCAGTATGGACTTCAATAATGGGCTGAAAGTAGACAAAAGAACAGCAAAGGAACGCAAAGGGGGAGCAACTGCACAAGTAACCAAGATTCTAGAAGAATACAGAGATGATGGTCATGAACTCTATAAAGATGGAATGACTACGATTGATCTCCTAGAGGAATTAGAAATTGATAAGACAAAAGCGCAGAGTTTATCGGCAACCCTCTCAAGAGACTCTAGGGTCAGCTTTAATAGAGACTTAAATAAGTGGCAATTAGTTACTTGGTAAAGGAGTGAGAAAATGACCATGAAAAAGTTCCGTGAATTTCAAACAGAAGCATCAGCGTTAGGGAAACAGGCAGTAATGGATATGCCTTATACTCAGGACGCAATAAACAAGGGCGCATCCAGTACACAACCCCAACATAAACGCTCCCTAGAACAGGAGTTCTACCAGTTTCACAGGGAACATCCGCAGGTCTATAAAACCCTGATTTTCCTAGCGTCTGACTGGCAGAACAAGAAAGGCGCTGAGGCTAGATGCTCAATAGCAATGCTCTACGAAGTTGCTCGTTGGACTATGGATATGGGTGTTCAAGGATCTACACCGATTGCAGGGATGAAGATAAAACTAAACAATAATCACAAGGCTTTCTATGTGAGGATGATGATTCAAGAATACCCTCAATTTGAAAAGATGTTCTCAACCAGAACGCAAAAAGTAGAGAACTCATTAACTGATAATTGATAAGGTTGTAGATACTCATTAACATACGCCCCTTAACAGGGGCAGTATTGTTAATGGGTGTCGTATCTGTTAACCTATTGTCAATGGACAATACTAGAAAAAGGATAAACAGAAACAACCGAGCTAGAGGTAAAATCTACGAAAAAAGATCAGCTGAATTAGTCAACGGTTGGAGAAATTTAGACAAGTCTAGACCTCATACTGATGTTGAAAATAACACTCACGTCTACGAGATTAAGAGCACTCAAACAACTGTTCCAGTATGGATCAGGAACGCAGTAGCACAAGGTGAAAACGCCTCAAAAGAATCGGGTAAGAAGTTCGGAGGTATTATCAAGGTCTATACTAGAGGAGCAAAGGCACGATTTTTCTTAGTCCAAGAATTAACGGATAACACCGATGTATAGAAATGCTTCTTCCTATGAATCGAATAAAGTGCGTGAAGAGTTAACACCATCACCGCTTAACGTACGCTCTGTCTATGATCAAGTAGCTCAAAACTACGACAGCTTCTATGGAGATGAGCGTTGTCTGGAAGAAAATGCTGAACTCATGTCGTATATGCAGAAGAGTTTCTTCTCTTATAGGGAAGGCACTAACAGGGTTGACGGCAACGTCTTGGACATAGGTTCTGGAACAGGCTTATTGCTCGATCATTTATCAGGAAGTATCGTGCATCCTTATTACATAGGGGTAGATGTCAGTTGGGAAATGGTGAAGGTATCTCAGCAGAAGCATCCAAGCTATGACTTTATCAACTGTGACGTCAGGCAGATGATGGGCTTTGGGAACTACGATTATGTCGTGGCTCTATTCGGTTCGCTGTCATATGTTCCGCTAGGAGATGCCTTCGATATCCTGAGCAGAACCTTGAGCCCACGAGGTAGATTTATGGTGATGCTATATGCTAATGGGCATAGCTCACGAATACTTCACGACCAAGTGGTCGATAACATCACCTTCCCTGTGACAGAGGCAGAGGTAGCTACCGAGGCTCACAACTTAGGAGATCGACTGACCATCCAAGACGTATTTTTATTTGGGAAGATGAAAGAGTTTCTTATTATTAAGGGTAAAAAATAGACATCAGGTAAAACTCAGAATGGCACTACTTAAAGCTCGGCAGATCAAGCAACCCACAGGTCAAAATGTTTTAACATCAGCAATTGAGCGATTAGAAAAACTCTACGCTGAAGGGCATCGGTTAGTTGTTTCATTTTCTGGTGGTAAGGACTCTACGGTTGTCTTAGAATGCGCCATCATAGCGGCAACTAAAACCAATAGGCTTCCTGTAGAAGTTGTCATGCGTGACGAAGAGATAGCCTTTCCAGATTTATATGAATTCTGCGAAAGGACAGCGAATAGACCAGAGGTAGACCTTACTTGGCTCGTAGCAAATCAACCTATATTGAATGTCTTTAATAGGATTAATCCATACTTCTGGGTTTTTGATCCAGAGCTGTCCCCTGACAAATGGGTTCGAAAACCACCATCATGGTATACGCCCATCAAAGAATTAAATATTGAAAAGATGACTACCTCAGAAAAGTTCCCTGCTGTAGAAGGTAAAGATACTTATGCGGTTATTGGTCTGAGAACTCAGGAAAGTACAGCTAGGATGTATGGTTTATTTTCATCTAAAGGGTACATCACGAAAGCTAATAAAAGCGGTGTTCGAAATGCACGACCAATTTATGATTGGCGTCATGGGGATGTCTTTAGGATGATCCATGAATTTGATCTCGATTACTGCAAGGCATATGACACTATGCGGAGGCTTGGAGTTACACCAAGCAGGTTGAGAATAGGTCCCCCAACTATGACCTCAGCAGGTGTTGACCATTTGACGCTTGCTTCAAAAGCATGGCCTAAATGGTTTGATCTAGTTGCTGACCGTTGTGAGGGAACAAGAACTGCGGCAATGTTTGGAAAACGTGCCATAACTCCGCAAAGACAAAAGGGTGAAGGGTGGGAACAAACCTATAAACGAGAATGTATTGATGAAGCTCCTGCCGATTGGATCAAGCAGAGGGCGATTACTGCGATGGAATCGTATACAGGAACGCACTCAAGACATAGCACTACCGATTTTCCAGAAGTAAATCCCTGTAAAACCTGTCAAGGTTCAATAGGAAGTTGGAAAAAATTAGCGGAAGCTATGTACAACGGTGACCCATTTGCCTTCAAGACGAACCTTCCCTATGTAGAACCTTCATTTTTCAGAGAAGGTGCAGGGACTTGGGGAGGTGGGAAACCTGCATGGTGACAAAACGAGGTTATAAAATACAAAAATGTCAACTATCTGAGATTGCTCATTTCAATGAAATGGAATCTAATAATACGAGCCAAATCTCTGAAGGTAAGATTCCAATCCATTGGTATAAATGTGTTGATGCTGAAACAGAACATTTGCTCGGTTGTATCGGGATTTTAATGAGAGGTAAAACAGCACATGGCAGAGGGTTATTTGTACATCCTGATTATCGGGGGAATGGTCTGGGTTCTTACTTGGTAAAAGAACAAGAACGTCTGGCACTTGAGTTCGGGGCTGATAAGTTTACGGTTAAGACTGCTGAGCATCGTATTTTTGTGCGGTTGAATTATCATTGGGATGGTAAAGAATATAAAACTTTTAATGGTCGTGGTTATTATAAATTGAGACAGGAGTTATGGGATGGAACACATTGATGAACTTATATCTCAACAATACTGGAAGCCCACCAAACATTCGGGGGAACATGAATATTTCATGCAACCTCAAAACCCTGACCTTCATGACACTCTAAAAACTCTTATCCAAGCGGAAGGATATACGTCAAATTTTAGAGGTTATGATTATCAATATTGGAATCGTGGGGGTTTCAGATATTGGATTTTTGATAAATCAAAAAGTGGGAACGCCTCAATCAATAGAGCAAAAGAGGATGCCCCAAGAGACATGAAATCTATATATAAGGAATAAATATGGCACGAATAAAAGGTAAGGCTCAAGTAGAAAAAAAGAACGAGGTTCTTGGCGCACTTAATATTGAGTATGTTTCACATAATTCAATACGCCCAAATGATTACAATCCTAATCGGCAAAGTGACCATGACTTTGAACTGTTGCTTCGATCTATGGAAGAAGACGGTTTTACTCAGCCCATTATTGTTCACAGGGACACGAAACAAATCGTGGACGGTGAACATAGATGGAGAGCGGCAAGCGAATTAGACATTGATCCAATTCCAGTTGTGTTTGTGCAAATGACTCCAGAGCAAATGAAGATTGCAACCCTACGTCATAATCGAGCAAGGGGTTCAGAAGATGTCGATCTTTCCGCACAAGTTCTCAGGGATCTACAGGAACTCGGCGCACTAGATTGGGCGCAGGATTCTCTAATGCTTGACGATACTGAGATAAATTTATTACTGGAAGACATACCTGCACCAGAGGCTTTGGCATCTGAGGAATTTGCAGAGGCATGGATACCAGTAGCATCAGACGATGACCATGAAGACGCAACATCTTCTAGTACACAAACTATTGACGCTCTTAAACGTGTCCGTAAAATGGAAGAAGAACTTCAACAGGCAAAAACTGATGAGGAAAAACAAGCGATTCGAAGAGATGCTGACATATTTAGATTGAATATGACGTTTAGCGGAACGGAAGCTGAGATTGTTAAGCAGGTTTTAGGAGATAGCCCTGCTCAAAACCTCCTAACACTTTGCAGGGGAGCAGTAGATAATGTCGCCAATATCTAGGGCAAGACAGCTTGAGATAGGAAAACGCCGTCAGCAAATACTTGAGATGGCAATTGGTGGCGCAACAACCCGACAAATTGCTCAAAGCCTTACGGCAAGGGGCGAAAAGATCAGCCATGTCCAAGTTGCCAAAGATATTAAGACTGTTCTTGGTGAAATGGCAGAAGGTAATCAAGAGGGCGCTCAAATGTTGCGTGGTATTTTTAATCAGCGATATGAGCGTCTTTTAATGCGGATGTGGGCAAGAGCAGTCGGTACACCTGCAAGGCGGAATGAACGTGGTGAGGTTTCACAAGACGAAATCCCTGCTGACGAATTTGCTGTCGATAGAGTTTTGCGTATCCTTAGTGAAATGAGAAAGATGAATGGTCTGGATATTAACCCTGATATGGGAACTGAAGATAATCCTTTACATATGAGTATCATCGAATTAGCCAAAGTAGCGGAGCGATATGGTAACGAAGGAACAGTCCAGTATAGCGAAAGCGATGAAGAACCCAAGATTCTTCTTGAAGGAAGTATTAGGAGCGAATCCTTACAGCAAGCAGATTGAGCAATTTGAATTAACTCAATCTCATCGCAGAGTTTCAATTGCAGGTTGTAACGGCTCTGGTAAGGATTGGACTTCTGGAAGAATAGTCCTCTGGTGGATGCTCACTCATTATCCTGCAAAAGTTATTGTGACAGGTCCAACTGCTCGGCAGGTTAATGACATAGTCTGGAATGAAACAAGGTTTGCGTTCAATAATGCAAAAGTTCCATTAGGTGGAAGGATGCTACCGTCATCTGCTCGATGGATGTTCGATGAACAACATTTTGCTGTTGGAGTTGTTTCATCAGACCCGATGAACTTACAGGGATTCCATTCGCCGAATTTACTCGTAGTCATTACTGAGGCTCATGCTGTAAAGCAACCAGATGTTGAAGCACTCAGAAGACTTAATGCCAAATGTACTCTATTGACTGGCAACCCCTTTGCAACACAGGGAGAATTCTACGACTCTCATCATTCGATGCGTGACTTATATGGCACATTGCAGGTTAGTGCATTCGATACTCCAAATGTCCAAGCAGGGCGTGAGGTTGTTGAAGGCATGATAAATCTTGAAGATATTGAGGACAGGAAAAGGGAGTGGGGTGAAGATTCAGCGATGTACAAGGCGTCAGTCTTGGGACAATTTCCTGATAACTTGGATGATGTTGTGATTCCTTTAAGCCTAGTCATGGAAGCTAAACAACGAATCAATCAACCTTCGGGGGAAGTGATTGTTTCATGTGACGTTGCTAGATTTGGTGAAGATTCAACAGTAGTTTTTCGTAGACAAGGTGATGTCGCTGACATTATCTATAAGGTGCAGGGTAGGAATCTCATGGAGATTGCAGGGTGGCTCGGCAGGTATGCTGAAGACAATCATGTTGACTACATGGTTGTCGATGATACTGGTCTTGGTGGTGGAGTCACGGATCGTCTTGGAGAGATTGGGGTTAACTGTCACCTTGTTCCCTTCAAGGGTGGCTCAAGAGCAGATCAGCATGATAGGTTTTCTAATGCGATAACAGAATCATGGTGGATGCTTCGTGAGTGGTTAGGCGAAAATGGTCAAATCCCAAATGAGGATTCCTTAATTGGTCAGCTTACCACTCGTGGATATTCAATACAGTCAGATCGAAGGTTAATACTTCAATCCAAAAAGGAACTCAGCAAATCTCCTGACGAGGCAGATGCTCTTGCGATGACTTTTATCCCGATGGCAGGATATGGCATATGGTGATGACTAAGGAATTGCGCTGTCGTAACTGCAACAAAAAACTAGCGGAACTTGCATCCAAAGGAACCGTCATAGTTTGCTCAAGATGCAAGCACCGCAATACGGTTGGTTAGTTCACCCACTTTGCAGTTGTCCAATCAGTGAGTTTGTCCCCACTACGGTCTGCTGAAATAATGTGCCTACTCCTAACCAAGTATTGAAAATTCCCATTTGAGTTCTTGCGCTCTAACCGAATTTCATCAATTCTGAGGGTATCAGCAAGTTTCTTGGTTTCTTCAACTGCGTACTTCTGATAGTCTCCATAGTAGGTTGCGCTATCAACTTGATTGCCATCAACATCTCTTAGGATGGCTGTCCAAATTCCGTTAGTTCTAATGTTCTTTCCCCAACCTGTCTTGTCCCAATATAGGTCAATCCAGACTGCAAGCCCTCTAGTCCCAACATATCTCCTGATAGCATTCTGGCTAACTTTCTCAGTTTCGGGCATCCCATCGAACTGGCTAAAGTAATCAACTTTATCTTGGTCGTACTGGTCTAACATTGGCTTCTCCTTGTTCCTGTTTTCTATATTTATAGAATAACAGAACTGTTAACGGTTGTCAACAGTATACTCACCCCCTATCATATGACCTGCCTAAAACCGGTAAAATGGATTTAGGCAGTATATTCATGGAGCATTTGCTCCTTGATTTCCAAGTCTTTGATTTCTTTCATGCACTCTAGATATAGAGCATTCAAAGCTCCAAAGATTTCTGCCTGTTCTGTAGTCATATAGATTGGATACTCAACTGGCATTGGAAACCATTCTTCCCGAATGAGATTATAGCAATGAACAAATTTGTTCATTATTCTGCGCTGTCGATCCGACTTGTCTTTCGGGGATAAGAATCCCATTTCCTGATGCTGATCTCTCAGCCTGTCAATTGCATTTTCATTTCCTCGATGAGACATAAAATCCTCCCTTTCCTTGAGAGCAATCCTTTTTATGGAACTGCACTCCAAAAACAAAGCTGTAAGCCATTCCACATTCTTTACACATACTCAAACTCCTTAAGGTTGATTGTAAATTCCTCGTGTCGAATAATGTTCTTGTGACCACTCCTCGACTTCTTCTGGGGTCATTATTTTTGTGACCTTGTAGCCACCGTGATGAGTTGTTGACATATATTCATTAAAATCGCCTTCCCCATCATTGACCCTTTCCAATGCATCTTTCATGTTCTTGGCTTCAATTAGGGTTTCTGTTATTAATATGACTCTTTGTTCTATTTTGTAGGTCTTCACGATTCACTCCTTAACTTAAACTCACTTCTTCTAGGGTCATCTCATATCCAAGATATTTATAAACTCTTACTGCTTGAACTTTCATTTCTTGGAATACTAAATCTTTGTCTTCTGGTGAGATTTCATCGTCACTAATGCTTTCAAAAAGTTTGTATCCTGCGGTAATCATTGAGTCCATTAGCAGGTCTTGGGCTTTATGTTTGATTTCTACTTGCGCCATCTTGTTGTTGTAAGGCATTAACTTATGACCTCTATTCCAACATTTGTCCAATTAAAGTTTGTCTTCATCCCTTCAACGGTCTGGAAGAATGTCGCATACTTTTCTGCGGTGTCTATGGTTATGGTGAAATCTACATCCATTCCATTTTCGCTTTTTGCAGTTATTCGGACTTTGGTCATTTGGTTTCTCCTTACCGTTTTGTTATTTTCTATACTCTTATGATAACGTATCTATTAACCATTGTCAACAGTATATATACTCAATTTAGCCTATTTCTAAAATTGCTTTCTGGATACAATAGTTGACAACGGTCAACCGTTTTAGTATCATGGAGATGTAGACAGCACTTTAACAACTGAATAACTTGAAGCTGTAATCTCAAGTTCCTTAATGTAAGGAGTGAGAGATGGCACAAGATAAAGATTTTGCTCAGAAGGCATATGAGAAACTTGAGATGGCAAAGCGCAATCATGAGTTACTCAATTTGATGATGGCTCAAGACACAAAGACAGGCGATGAGGCTATTGTCCTCATGGTAGGCGATAGACCAATTGCCCGAATCCTACAAGAGCCAAGTTCATTAGAACCCAATTTCAAGAAGACTGAGCTGGTTGCTCCAATGTGGAAAAGAGCCTCCAAACTAGATGAAAGACAAAGTGTTTATGACTTTGATCAAGACGAGTTAGCAGTCACAGCAGTAATTGACGGTCACTTAAAAAGCGTAGGTTTATAAACTAATCAAGGCAATTTGAGATTACAGTAAATTAGTATAGAAACCCTGTTGACAACGGTTAACCCTTTAGTATAGAATCAGGATAAGTTAATTAGAAACCAGTTAATAGGAGCGACCAAATGCTACGAGTTACATTACAGAGAATTGAGAACTACGCAGACGATAGTGAAAATCAGGATTACTGGAAGTTCAAGTTCGGGGGGAATGTGATAGTGATTGGGACGGATGACCGCCCTGCCAACGCTATGGCTCTCACGGTTGACTACTTAGCCAAGAATCATAATGGTGAAATGTTTCGACATTATCCAATTAACGTTGAGGATGTCAGCGAATTTGAGATATTGGACAATCATGATCCCGAACATAATGACACGATGGCAATAATCTGGATGCATGAGAAATGCACCCCACAGAGAGTTCACACTTTGATGATGGGCGCTCATGTAGAAGATGACCTTTTCAAAGCCATGATGCTTATGGGTGAATCTGGTTGTCCCGAGTGTAACGAAACAGTTTTTGAAAAATTACAATTTGCATAAGAAACCAATAGTGTCCCCTGCTGATACGGAATTACCGAAGGCAGGGGAAAGGAGTGAATCATAATGGCTAGAGGGCAAATACGATATCAAGATGCTACGCATAAATTCATGGATGTACAGGCATTCATAAATGCGTTCCCAGAATTAAGAGATGGTCTTGAAAACCTAAATGACCACTTCGGAGATTTTACAGAACTCACTTTGACCATTGCAGGTATGGAATACAGTTTTGTTAAAACTCCGAATGAGCCTATCCCAGAAATAGAGTCATCAGGAATTGTTGTATGGGAATGAACTTAGAATCTTGGCAGAACATCCTTTGGCAAGGAAAAACATACGAGTCAACAGGAATTACGGATCGGTGCGATGGAGATGAGGCTTGGACAGTCTGTTGCCGAATTGGTCTAAAGGCTTTTCATAATCAAGATTGGGGAGACATTGATGAGGAAGACAAAGCTACCAATTTCAGACGAATGAAAAGCAAGACAGGATCGGTCATTGGACAATATTACGGTATCGGTAAAATGCCCTTCTATAAAAGAACAAAGTTCTGGATCATTTGGGATGGTTCTTGCACCACGATACTATTTCCTAGTGAGTATTAACCTATTAACAACTGACCCCTAAAGGGGGTCAGTATTGTTAATCAATAAATAAAACTAGAAAAGTTTTTTAAAAGATGCTAATCTTTAGATTAGTGGACTAGGCAAGTTCCCCAAGCCGAAGGGGGCTACATGCCGAATTGGTTTTCCAACGTTTTCCAAAAAGCAGAAGCAGAGTTTTCAATTGCATCTGCAGTTCCTTTGGTCAATGACCTGTCATCGGTCGTTTATCCAGATGACAACTATAGGAATTTTGCTCAAGAAGGTTACTCCAGATCAGCTATTGTTAATGCTTGTATAAGAGAGTTATCTACAGGAGCGGCCACAGCAAGATATTACTCAGAGACTCAAAATCCTGACGGTGCTGTGGAAACTACTAATACTCCATTATCTCAACTGATCGCATTCCCGAATGGAACTCAAGATTTTTATACTTGGATTGAACGTCTTGTGACATACCTTTACGTTTCTGGAAACGTCTACGTTCTAAAGGAACGCTCCAGAGGTAATGCTATTACATCGCTTTATCTCCTACGTCCTGACAGGGTTTCAATAATGCCGTCAGGAGAAGGGGTTAAGGGATACACATATGAAATTGACGGCAAAGAATATTTCCTAGCTCCAGAAGATGTTGGACATTTATCATTTCCAAATCCTAATGGTGACCTTTATGGATTATCCCCTTTGCATGTTTTATCTAGAACAGTAAACCTAGATATGTCCATGACGGATTTTGCTAAAACATATTTTCAAAATGCAGGAGTTCCTTCTGGATTGTTGAAAGTAAAAAGAAGGTTGACGAATCAAGAAGAAGCTAATCGCATTAGAAGCAGGTGGCGCTCCAGTTTTGGTGGAACTACAAACTTTCACCGAGTTGCAATACTCGATGACGATGCAGAATACCAACAAATGGCATCATCGCCGTCAGACATGGCACTAACTGAATTGCATAATCACACAGAGTCAAGAATATGTTCTGTATTGGGAGTGCCACCGATCTTAATTTCTGCCAATGTTGGCTTGGCACGGTCTACTTTTTCGAACTATAAGGAAGCAAGACTCTCATTCCATAGTGAAACTCTTGAGCCTCTAATCAATAAAGTAGTCCGTTTTTTAAATTACTGCGTAGGTTATGAGTTTGAGGATTCAATTGCGGTAGATTTTGCAGAAATGAGAGCGTTTTTAAATGATAAGGATTCCGATAATTCCAGAGCAACTGCTTTATTTGGAGCAGGGATCATAACCCTTAATGAGGCTAGAGAACTGGTTGGAGAATCGGCTTTGCCTGATGGTGATGTGAGGCGAATGCCTACAAGCATTATCGAATCTTCAATAGCAAGCATAGGCGCAGAATTACCTGCTGGATTTGCAGGGGTGCTTTCCGCAAAGGCAGAACCTGTTACTCCTAGAGGTAGAAAGATGGGTGATGCTCTTATAAAAGAGCGAAATCGTCTAGCTGAAAAGTATGAACCCAAGCTACAGAGTTATTATCGCTCTTTAAAATCCCGAGTAAATGGGATTATTGGAAGAAATTTAGAGCGCAATACGGAAATAACTAAAGCAGGTTTCGGGTTTTCAGCAGGTGAACTGATTCCTGATAGCCAAATTGGTGACTTGAGTGAGCTTTTTTATCGAATGTTCGTTGATGTTGCCAAGAGTACGGTGGGAATTATCAATGATAGTGGCGTAGCAGGGGAGATAATCTTCAGCGAAACTGCTCCATTTGTGTCTAAATTAACATCCCAAGCACCTATTCGAGCGCAACTTGTTCACAATACTGTCCAGAAAAATGTTGCCCAAATGATGTCAACTGCTTTTGAGCGTGGGTATGGTTTAGACCAGTTAGCATCTGGAGTTCCTGATGAAAAATTTGCAGGGTTAAAGTCCCTTATGAACGAATCAGAAAAAAGAGCAATACTGGTTGCTCGAACTGAAACAATGCGCTCACAGAATAAAACAACTGGTGAAGTCTACAAGGCTCAAGGGTTTGAATACGTTAGAGCCTATGATGAGGATGGCGATCCCAACGACACATTTGTTCCAAGTGGAGATCCATATGGTCGCACCTGCATAGAACGTAATGGTCAAATTTATCAAATTGATGATGCCGTTAATATTGAAGATCATCCGAATGGGACTCTTTCATGGGTTCCAATGCCAAGAAATTACCAACCCGAAGGAGTGACAGTATGATAAAGAAGTCTCATATTTCCGATGCAAAAGCTGTTGATAGCCAACAGGGATTAGTGGAGGCATTCACTAATACTATGGGAGTTATTGATAAGGATGGAGATGTCATCGACCCGATAGCTTTCAATAGTTCAATTGCCAAGAATCTGCCTATACCAGTTTTATCAGGACATGATTCTCAGTCCGTAGTAGGTAAGGTGTTATCTGCTCGCCCTGTCCACATAGATGACGATGAATATAAGCTATACACTCTAATCCAGATGAATATGGAAACTGAAGGTGGTCGTGATGCTTTCAGCAATGTAAGTGGTAATTTTGTCCGAGAGTGGTCTGTGGGATTTAATGTTCCCGAAGAAGGTTGGGAAATAGAAGGTCGTGGTAAATCAGCCACTCGTAGGATCAAGGAACTTGATTGGGTTGAGGTAAGCACAGTCATTAGAGGTGCATCTCCTCAGACAGCAACTATTTCTGCAAAAACTGACAATGACGCCAAGCCATTGTTGGAAGTTTTTACTGATGACAGCGTAGAAGATATAGCCTCTGACACAAAAGTGGAAGTATCCACAGATGCCTCAGACACCGAAATGCTTCAAGCTAGAATCGAATTGGAAAAGACGAAGTTAGAGTTATATAAGAAACGCAAACCTAAAAGGTAGGAGGAATCAAAGTGGAAACCTCAGAAATGAGAACACACGCAAATTTTCTGCTTGAAAAGGCAGAAACATCTCTTGGCGAAGGAAAAGTGACTGAAGCCACCGAAATGATGGTAGAAGCACAGAAAGAAATCGCAGACGCAGATGCGAAAGATGAGGCTCAAGCTCAGCTTGCCCGAATAAAAGGTGACTTTGCAACCCCTAAGAATACGGTTCCTGTAGCATCGACACACGTTGCTCTGGATAACCTTGATGAAGGTGGAGCTAAAATGAAGGCGAGTTACAAACCTGCCTCATGGGTAAAGGGATTGCCCCCTGCCGCTCAACCTCTATGGGTACAGGAAAAGATGGGAGTTCGTGAAAAAGAAGAAGCAGAATTTTATGTAAACACATTTACGAAGTGGGCTACTGCTCCTTCCGATCAGATGTGGCGAATGACGGCAACTCCTGATGAACTCAAAGCCATGCAAGAGGACACCGATGCTGAAGGAGGCTTCTTCGTTCCAGAAGAGTACATAAATCAGGTAATCCATGACACAGGTGCGCCTTCTGGAGCATTACGCCGAATTTCAACTGTCATACGAGTATCTGGAAAAGACGGATATATCCCAACCATAGCGTCAGCTACTTGGGGAGCAATTGCTGAAGAGGCCGCTTATACAGGTCAGGAAAGCACTCCAACAGTTGGACAGGTGCAGTATGCAATTGAAAAATCTGGTGGAATGGTACGAACTTCACGTGAACTGCTAGACGACTCTGCTATTAACCTGCCACAAATACTGTCGCAGATATTTGCAGAGGCAAGCGGAAGATTTGAAGATGTTGGAATCCTTAACGGTAACGACACCACAAACTACGCAGGTATACTTCCGTCTTCAGCGGCTGATTACGTGATGGCATCAGCGACAGCCGTAGGCTTTGCTGATGTCTCAGGAATGTGGGCAACCCTTGGAGCGCAGTTCCGAGGAAACTCAACTTGGGTACTACCGTCATTGATTTCTAAAGAAATCATGTCCATAAATGCTTCAAGTGCAGGAGTGCAGGGAACAGCAGACATTACTGCTCCACCTGCTAGTTTCATTTTGGGACGCCCTGCAATCAACAACGATGTCACAGGAAACGGTCTTGCTACTGCCATAACAGCAAACGCTGAGATAGCGGTATTCGGAGATTTCCGAAACTACTACATAATGGATCGTGTTGGATTCAGTATTCGTAGGAATGACTCTCTATACATGGAGTCCGATCAGATAGGATTTTTCGGAACTCGTCGTGGAGATGGTCAGATAGGTCAAACAGACGCATTCAAGATTTTGAAAGCGGCGGCTTCCTAGTCGTAAAGTAGAGGGGAGGTGGGAAATCCCACCTCCCCCATTTGGAGATTGATATGAAAGTTACTTGTATAAAAAATGTGACCATCACTTCACTAGGTGGGCAGTTTGAGGAAGGGATGCAATATGACATCCCTGCGAAAGACGCAACTGCCTATGCTGAATATTTCAAGAAGGACAGCACAAAAAAGAAAGCTACTACAGAGGCAAATAAAGAAGCATCTACAGAGGAAAATAAATAGTGGCGATATATCATACCTATGCAAGCAATGATGATCTAAGAGAATACCTAGCAGGAACGTCTTATAGTTCAAACTGGTCTTCAGATACGAACATTATTGCTAGAATCCTTGAGACATCTTCTAAGCGAATTGATGCCTATATGGGAATGCGTAGTTTTGGAATTCGGATAGACACTCGATTTTTTGATATCGGTACAGGTGCATTAAAGCAATCACAACAAAATTTCTATGACACATCAGGCACGTATGCGCTAGGACCATCAAGTTCTATGATGAATTCAATAGTATTTGATGATTGGCTTTACAATCCAACAACTGTGACAGCTTATAAGCAAACAGATAGAACAGAAAGTGAGACTCTCACAGAAGGTTACAACGCTGATTATTGGTTGCTTCCATATAATCAGTATCCCAAAGTTCAAATGACCTTAAATGAAGACACATCTAAGAGTCTTTACTCAGGACAGCAAACCCTTTCCATAACTGGTGAGTGGGGTTACTCCAAGGAAACAGTTGAGCAAACAACGCTAGATGGAGGTATTTCTGCATCCGATACGACAGTCTCTGTTACGAGTGCCTCGGGATTAAGCGCATCACAGACTGTTCTAGTTGCTGATGAGCAAATGTATATCACAGGGATTTCGACAAATGATTTGACAGTTGTTCGAGGTGTAAATGGAACAACGGCGGCAATTCATTTAACTGGAGTGACAGTTGAAACATTTACATATCCATCTCTAGTTGTCCAAGCATGTCTAGATATCGCAAAGATTTATTATCGAGATAGAGATTTAGGAGTCACCAATACTCTTGGGGGTGATGTTCCAATTACAACTGCATCAAATGAGCAAAGAGGTATCTTGCATTCACTTGATGAGTATAGGGCGCAAGCCCCTAATAGTGTGGTCTTTTTCTAATGCCAATCAAAATAAAAAACATTAGTGGACCATTGTTCGATGATACTCAAGAAAACTTAGCGAAGGCATTTAATGATTCCCTACTAGATATAGCAGTATTAGGTTCTGGTTGGGTGAAAGATCAACTATATAGAGGGCATGGAGTTAAAACTGGTTACTTAAAAAGTTCAGTTCATGGTGGCTTAGTTAAGAACTTCCATGCTCAGATTGATGCAGGTGAGCAAACAAAAGGAGTCAATGTTCATTATGCAAGTAAGGTTGAGGCTCGGTATACCATGTTTAAAAATACTTTTCATAGCTTGAACCAAAAACCGAAGGAAGTTGATGACATTATTGAATACCACATTAAGGAAAATTTAAGGTGAGTCGGACAGGAGCATTAGATCGTATTGACACCCTTTTGGGGACTGTGTCCAGTCCTACATTTGACTATGTGGTACGAGGTGAGCCCTTTTCAATAAGTGCGACTCCAGTAGTAGCTTTCTGGTTAATCTCCAGAAACATAGCTTTTGAGACTTTAACAGATGTGAGCACCACTACTGATTTTCTTATTCGTGCCTATTGGAGAATCCAAGCATCTCAAGATATGCGTGAGGATATAGAACTCGATGTATGGAATGCATCAGTCAATATACCTTCAGCATTGAGAGGAGATTCAACCTTAAATGGGAATGTGGCTGACTTATCAATTGGGAGTGCGACAACTGGATATACTGAAATAGGTGGGTTGGCATTCAGAACTCTTGATGTTCCTCTAACAATTGAAATTATGGGCGAAGTAGCAATTGCACCGTAGGAGATTCAAATGGCGAAACAAAGTGGATTAAATTCACGGTTATATGTTGAAGGTAATGATTTAAGCGGTGATGCTAATACCTTTGATATTTCAACCAGTACAGAAGCATATGACGTGACTACACTCGATAAATCCTCTATTGCTCGAATAGCAGGGCGCACAGATGCGACTGTTGGGTTCGGCGCTTTTTTTGACCCTGCAAGCACTCATGTTCATGCAGTTGCGACAGCTAATAGTGGGAAACTTCCAACTGCTGACCAAGAGGTATTGATTCCATTTGGTGCTGATATTGGCTCACCTGCTATGGGGTTTATTGCTAAAGAATCCGATTATTCAACTTCTGGAGCATCAGGTTCTCCACAGACTGTGTCAGTTTCTTACAGTATCAATGCAGTTGCTGAGATGGTCGGAAAGATGTTGACGGCTCATGATGACACATTTGCTTCTGCAAGTTCTAATTCATCTTTAGATAACACTACTTCTTCTTCGAGTGGTGGTTCAGCAATGTTGCAGGTTTTCTCTGTTGCTACTGGAACAGTAGATTTTAAAATTGAAGATTCTCCTGACGATGCAACTTGGGCAGACTTAGTATCTTTTACTTCAGCAACAGGTTCGTCTTCAGAAAGAGTCACTATAAGTGGCACGATAGATAGATATGTTCGAATTACGGCATCTGGAACTTTTACCGATGCCAAAGTAGCTTGCGCAATAGTCAGAGACTAGGAGGTCAACATGGCTAAACAGACCGGTATAGGGACAGTTATTCAAGTGGATGACTCTGGGGGAACACCTAGAGATATCAGCGATGATATAACTAACTACGATATCAATATTGCTCAAAACTCTATTGATGTCACAACGATTAGCAAATCTGCAATGGAAAGGCTGATCGGGTTAGGTGACTTGACCGTTTCAATAAGTGGGGTATTCGATGCCGCTAGTAATAAGTGGCATGACGTTTTTGGAACACGAACAGGTGTCAGAACTTTTGATGTTCGCATTGGAGGAGACACTACTGGAAACCCACGCTTACAGGCAGAAATGATTCTCCTCGGCTCAAATCTTTCACAAGGAGCTGATGGTAGCGTAACCTGTTCTGCTGAGCTTTCATTGGAGAGCGGTACTGATCCAACTTGGGACACAGTTCCCTGATGGTAATAGCGAATAAAAAAGGTTTTAGGGTAGCCCGAAGGGATGCCCTATTAACCTTTCCTGATACAAGTGAATATTTCGGCGCTGAGATAACTGCGAAATTAGATGTTAATGTGGCAATGTTCTTGGAATTTCAAGGTATCAATGATGGGGCTTCTGCTGAAGAATTAAGAAGTGCCTTCTTGTTATTTGGAGATAGTGTCATTATCGACTGGAACTTGGAAGATGATGATGGAGATCCAGTTCCACCAACAGGTGCAGGGTTTATGACTCTGCCTCCTTCATTTTGTACAGCAGTTATTGGAGCGTGGGCAGATTCGGCAACTACTTCGGGAAAAGGTTAGAGGCAGACATACTTCGATGGAAAACTGTCGGAGGTGGGACAGACCGAGATGGTAACACGGTTCAAAAGCCCAGTGAGTTAGTGACAGCAGAACTGTTGGACTCAATTTGTGAGAAGTACGGAAAATTACCATCGGAAGTGTTTGCTGAGGATATAAGTCTGTTGAAAATGTTAGATATAGTCAATAAAGGGCGGATTGAATCCGATGGCTAATGTCGTAAACATAGAGGTTTCAGCTGATACTAAATCGGCTGAAAAGAACATTGGTGGTCTTGGAGGTAAGGTCAAGAGCCTTGCCAAACCTATAGCAATAGGGTCAGCCGCTACGACAGGCTTTGCAATGGCCGCTGTCAAACTCGGTGACGAATTTAAAGAAGCCGAAAATACTATTCGAGCAGGTACAGGCGCAACAGGAAAAGATTTAGAACTCCTAAAGGAAGACTTTGAATCTGTTTTTGCAGGTGTCCCAAACTCATCGGCAGAAGTTGCAACTGCTATAGCAGACGTCAATACTGAACTTGGCTTTCAAGGAGAGGAACTCCAATCAGCTACTGAGAAGTTCCTTATTTTGTCAAGAACTATGGGGGATGATGCAAGCGGTGCTATTAAGTCTGTAGCTGATAGCTTGATTGCATTCGGTGAACCTGCTGAAAATGTTGAGTCTCAATTGGACAAGTTGACCGTTGCGTCTCAAGCAGTTGGTGTTCCAGTAACCAAATTATCAGATAGTGTCGTTAAGTTTGCTCCCCAACTTCAACAACTAGGATTGAACCTAGAGGAATCTACAGCCTTGTTCGCTACGATGGAAGCGGCAGGTCTTGAGACTACTCGTATGATGCCCGGACTCAATACTGTCATGGGAAAGCTCGCCAAAGAAGGCGTGACCGATATGAGCGCAGGGTTGAATGCTGTGATTGATTCCATTAAAAATGCAGAGTCTGATACTGATGGACTTGCGATTGCAATGGATCAATTTGGAAGTTCAGCAGGTATTCGTTTCAATGATGCCATTAGAAGTGGCAAGATGGAATTTGATGATTTGCTTGTTGCTATGCAAAATTCTGACGGCACTCTTGCTGAACTTGGTGCTACTACACTCACCACAAGTGACAAGTTCGACATCATGAAAAATAAATTGAAGGGGGCATTAGCTCCTGTCGGAGAAATGGCAGGTGCAGTTGGACCTCTTATTGTCATAATTCCTGGTCTTACGACAGCAGTGAGTGGACTGTCTGCAGGTATGGCAATGTTGAACCTTTCAATGGGACCAGTTCTTATAGCTATTGGAGCAATCGCATTAGCTATTGGAGCGGCCATTCTAATATGGAAAAACTGGGATACTATCGTTGATGGTAGTAAGAAGATTTGGGAAGGACTTAAAAATACCATCTCAAGCGTATTAGATGGTATTTGGGGAGTCATTAAAACTTATATCAACCTCTGGATTGGTGGCTTTAATATCCTAATTAAAGGATTGAACAAGATTAGTTTCGATGTTCCTGATTGGGTTCCGGGTCTTGGGGGAAAGGGGTTTGGGTTTGCTATTGATGAAATTCCCAAACTAGCAAAAGGGGGGATTGTTAAGGGCTCAACCATTGCAAATATCGGAGAATCGGGTCCCGAAGCTGTTATTCCATTAAATCAATATAATGGTGGCGCATCTGCAAAAATATTAAATGAGATTCTAATGACATTAAGGATGATGGCGAACCAACAGGCTCAGTCAGCAAAGGGTGGAAGTGGCATGAATATGGAATTCTCAGGGCCGACTTACGGATTCGATGACTTTGAGGATCGTGTCTTCATGGCTGTTAGAGATGGAGCAAGGCGTGGTGCTTTTAGAGGAGTGTTCAGTTAATGGCAGATGAATTTAAACATAAAAGTGTTGGAGCATCTCTGACAGAAAATGAATGGGTTGCCATTGATGGACACGAGTTAGACTCTCAAGCTACTGGTGATCTTATTTATGCCATATCTGCAACTCAATTATCTAGGCTAGGGATTGGCTCTACGAATCACGTTTTGAAGGTTGTGGGGGGTGTTCCAGAGTGGGCTAGTGAAGATTATGATGCGAATAATTTAACTGGAACAGTTCTTGCGTCGAGCGTTGTCACTTCATCCCTAACGGCTCTTGGAACTGTTACGACAGGAACATGGACTGCTGATGTAGTCGCAGATGGTTACGGGGGAACTGGTCAATCTACATATGCACAAGGCGATTTGCTGTATGCGTCTGGAGTTAACACTTTGTCTAAATTAGCATTGGGTGATGCTGACAAACTTCTAACAGTTAACTCGGCAGGGACTCAGTTAGAATGGAAAAGTTCAGCTGGTGGCGGTGGTGGATTTGGTACTTCATACGCAGTTAATTTATTATTCGGTAAAAGATAGGAGAACAGTATGGCGAATCCAAACGTATCAGCAATGTCGGAATTAACAATTGGAACTCTTGCGTGGACAATTACTGCTGACCAAGTAGCTGTTATGTGGGGAACTGCATGGCAGAGGGGTGCTGGTGGATATGAAGAGGCTCGCCCTGATGTTAGAACTTCCAATACTTACAATTCTCGTTCAGGAAAAACCACGGTCGTTCCCAATCAACTTCTAGTAAATTGGGGGAGTGGTCATGACGGTAGCGATTACCCAATAGATGATTCAGTCTGTAAATATCCGGGAAGTTCGGGTGATGACGCCACGTTACTTCAAGACAGCAACACAGGCGAATACTGTGTCCAGAAATGGTCTTCATCGAATTATGCTCATAACTTTCTTCATTACTGGAAAGACGCTGACTTTACTAATTACTCGACTGAAGATAACAGGGTGTATTTCAAACCTGATGATGGCAACTCAATGGACCAAAACGTTGGGGCAGTCACAGGGTATTTTGGAAACGTAGACCAGACAACTCCTTTCGGCACAGTACATGCAGGATATCCGTGGTGGTCAACTGCAAATGAGGCTTTGCAATCAGTACAGCCTCACCACTCTATTCCAACTCAGATTGGTGATTGTATTCTTTTATGTTTTGCGGGTTCTCACTTCAATAGGGTAAACCTTGGACACATGGGAATGCATAGCATTGCAGAATTCTTGGATATGAATGTGACGTATTACCATATGACCACGAATGCAATGCACTATAAAACCCCAAAATCATATAGCGAATTCATAGCACCTTCACTACATACTGCAACATATGAAGTCGGTGGTGCTAATTATTGGTCATATTATGCAAGCCAGTCCGCTTGGACTATTCTTAATCTTCAATCCCCAAGAACTAAAACAAAATTATTTACTGTGCCATCAGGAAAAATAATTAAGCTGAACAATCTCTGGATTGCTAATCCAACAGTCAGCGGAATGTTTGCCTCGATAGATATTGAGGGATTGCCTTCTGGTACTGGAGGAATATTAGATTCTTCTGGTTCTGCGGTTATTGATTTGACTGGTGCGGATGGTACGGCATCTGTAGCAACTGTTCCAATCGCTCAGCAGTTAAGAGCCAAAAGCATGGGAAAGGTTTCTGCATTAGAGCAACCGTTATTTTTAACAGAGGGAATGTCAGTATCTGCAAAGGTTGTTTGTGATGAAAATTACCCATATTTACTTTCTGAAACTGCTCAAATTGTTGCAGACTTTGAAGTAGTCCAATAAGGAGTTGGAATGGTCAATAAAAGAGACATAGAATTTGAAGTCACCAAGACAGATTTCATGGTTATAACGTTGCATGGCAGTAGCACTTGGGGAAAAACCGAATTAGGAAGAAGTGAAACGTTCAAAGTTCCGTACGGCAGACACGTTCAGATGCACAGTATAGGACTTTCTGAAACTGGTCAGGTTCCAATGAGTTCTTGGACTGTGGCTATCGCAAGAACAATGAACGGTGCTTATTGGAGAAGTGTCAGTGGTGACCCTGATGAAAGTGGGTATATAGCACAAACTGAATGGCAGGAAGACCATTATTACGATTGGCAACAAGGTATGAACGATACTCAGAATGCGCCCAAGTATGATTCTGCCACCTCTACCATTAATGCCCCAAGATATCTTTGGACTATCAGCCAGAATATGGGACATGGGGAAACGTTGAATATGCTGATAAATGATGATGGGGACAGCGGTGAAAATCATGCGGGATTATGGCTTCAGCCAAATGACGCAATTTATATCTTTGCCAGTAACAGTTACAGCAGTTATTACGGTAACGATTATTACGGTGCAGGAGATTATCATTATCCTACTGCGACATTCACTTACACAGAATATTATTAGGAGAGCATATGGCAATCCAAAAAAGCATTGATATTAGTGGCACAACCTATGCTGAATCCTACTCTCAGGTGACACAGATAGGTATGACTAATCGAGGTACATTCTCTACGTCATTTGAAGTTTTAATTTATGAGAACGCAACCGCAAGAAGTAAAAGCGATTTTACCAAGATTGAACCACCTAAAAAATCAATCCTCTATATTCTAAGTGATGCAGATTCTGCAACTTACTTTGCCGATTCTGTTTTAGCGGAAGATACAAAATCACCAATTGAACAGGCATACACATATCTGAAACTTCAGAACGATACTGCCAACGGAGTTAATTGGACAACAGGAGCAACAGAGGTATGAGTTATTTTGATTTCTTGAAGGGTGGCGGTATTGATAAAAACGAATTGAAGGATTTAATTCGTGAAGTTGTCAAAGAGGAGTTAAAGGATTCGGGACAACCGACAAGAGAACAGGAAGACAAATTAGGGTTTGCACTCCATAAGAGATGGGTCTCCATGCAAATGGAAGATATGCAGAAGGGTGGGACTGGAAATGTTAAACCATTTAAAAGTTTAGAGGAAGAAGAAGAATGGAAGAGGGAATTACTCAAGACGATATAGAACAGCTTTGCAAAGAGAATCCTGTTGCGAATGAGCAACTCAGGAGAATCAGGGCAGAGCGTCAAGTAAGAGAACTGCAAGCAAAGGTTGATGAACTAGATGCCGACACAAAGGCTTGAAACAAGGCTATTTGTAGATTGGGACAATAACGGTGATTATGTAGGGACATACGACAATATCACCTCAGATGTCCTAGAGGTTTCTTTTACTCGTGGTAGAGACTACGCTTCCCAATTATCAGGCAATTCAATCTCTGGAACTCTAACTGCACGAATTGCAAACAATGACGGTAAATATTCTCCTTCTAATGCTTCTTCAGTTCTAGCAGGGAACATGCTACCTGCCCGACCAGTACAGCTTGATATGAGGGTTGGTGTCATAGAGAATTTTCCTTACACTTTTCCATTCGCTTTTGACGCAGAACCGAATGTCACATGGACAGGATATCTTGAGCGGATAACTCCAACCCCTGCTGTTCATGGATTAAAGTCGTGCACCTTAACAGCTTACGGTTCACTTGGGTATCTAAATGATTTCAGACCAACTCTTGAAACTCAAATAGATAAAAGAACTGATGAGGTCGTTGGGGCAATACTCGATGATGTTGGTTGGGATTCTACAAAAAGAACACTTGCTCAAGGACAAACAACTCTCACAAGATACTGGACAGATGGACCAAAAACTTTAGATGCTTTAAGAACGATTGAGGAGACTGAAGGGGGGTTCATTAAAGAAGGCAAAGATGGAAAGATTATATTTGAGAATCGACTGACTCGTATTTTACCTCCATACGATACCCCACAAGCCTCTTTTAGCGATTCTTCTAGTGCAACGAACAGTTACACTACTCTAAATCAAGAAGACCCTCTTTCTACGATTACTAATCATGTGGAAGCATCGTCAAGAACTTATGCTGTTCAGCCACTAGCAGTTTTGTGGACTCACCCAGAATCAGGAGCAAATTCGCCACTATTACAGCCGAATGAAGAAAAAACCTATGAGGCTGTCTACCCAAATCCAAGTTCAGCAATCAACGCTTTGGAAGTTTCAGAGTGGACTACTCCTATTATCTCTACTGATGTAACTGGAAACACTCAAGCAGATGGAGGTGGTACTGATTTAACTTCAGATTTAACTATTACAGTCGGCGCATCAGACAAAACAGCTACTCGAATGCTTATCACGATAAAGAACACCAATACTCTTTATGGAGCATATTTAACAAAAATTGAAGCTAGGGGGACAGCCGTTTTATCCAACGACCCTGTCAAGGTGCGTTCTATAGATACGGTTTCCCAAGCCAAATTTGGAGAGCGGAAATATGCGTCTCAATCTGAATTTTTTCCTTCATCGAATAATGCCCAACTCTGGTGCGACTATTACAATTCTATATTTGGATCTCCATTACCTATTTTGACAATGGAGATCAATGCGAATCAAAGTGATGCAATTCAACTGCAAATCATGGCAAGAGATATTTCAGACAGGATTACGGTAGAGGCGGACAATAATGCAGGTTTGGGCATTGATGCTGATTTCTTCATTGAGTCTGTTCGCCAAAGAGTAGCAAAGGGTGGAACTGACCATCGTGTAACATACAAATTATCACCTGCGTCTGGTGGGTATTCTCAATTTTGGGTTTTAAATTCTGGAGTATTGGGAACTTCAACAGTCCCTGCATATTAGGAGATTCAGATGGCTTGGACATCTTCAAAAACTTGGAAACCTGAGATGATAACTGCATCGGACTTAAACACGTATCTAAGAGACAACATGGCTTATTTGTCTACACATAGTCATGACGGCACGGAAGGTAATGGTGCTACCAGTTTACAAATACCGACTTTAACCACGACTAATTTACCATTTGTTGACCAAGAGACAGCTCCCTCTCTTGCAGGTGGAATGCAAAGGAATGCTCTGGTTTTGGAGTTCTATGATGGCACGGATGTTCTAGGACTTACAGGGGATTCAACAGGAGCATCAATTCGGACATTAGGGTTAGGCGCACTCCAAGCGGCAACAGGAGATCACACTCACTAATGAATACAGAACAAGTTGAAGCAGTTAATATCCATTTAAGAGGGACTGTCTTTGCTACGGAAGTCGAAGGAATTGATATTAGCAAATATGAATATTTGGTGATTGCATCTGATGAAAATGGCAAATTAGAATTTGATATCCATAAGGATGATGGTTCAATTACTCAAAACGATTTAATAACTAAGTGGAACGCCCATAAAACAGGATGTTCTGAATGTTCTGGTTGGAGTTTATAAATGGCTTGGACAACTCTAAAAGATTGGGTTGATGGGGAAGTCGTTCTAGCTGACGGTGTTGGCTCGTTAAACGAACAACTCCGAGATAATCTGAATGCTCTATCAGTTCATGCTCACAGCGGTTCAGCAGGGGATGGTTCAGATGCCCTATCTGCTGTATCTCTTGGACAATTAAACACGGTTGTTTTGAGCGACCAGAGTGCAGACCCAACATCTGCTGGTGAGATGATGCGAAACGGAACAGCGTTGAAGTATCACAACGGTTCTGTCGTTATTGATTTAACCCTCGCAGACCAAGTGGCAGGGACTCCATCTCTTAGAAGTTTAGGGTCAACAGGAACTAGTGCGGCGGCAGGGAATCATCAGCATCAAATCTCCCAGACAGAAGTTGCAAATACAATCGTGGCTGGCACTTATGGAGCTTGGGGGTATAACACCCAAGATGAAAAGCAAAGCACCTCTGGAGTTCAGACATACACAGCAACAAATGCCAATAATCTTCTCAGCTTTTCATGGATGCTAACTGCTCAAAAGAACTTTGGTGGTATTGCCCAGATATCCTTCGCATTCACAGCACGATTGAAATATAACGGCTCAACAGTTAAGACGGTTTCAGGACTAAACAGTTGGTACACAGCTACCAATGTAAATGCCCATCATATTATTGCTCCAAGTACGAGTGCGATTAACTATGAATGGACAGTTCAACCAGACTCTCCTGCAGATGACGGGAATGGAATTAACACAATCATGTATGCGTTTACAAAAGGGAACATCACCGAAGCATATGTGACAGTTTGAGGTGTAATTATTGGTTGATGAAAATAATCAAAGATATAAAAACTTTGTCGATGACATTAGAAGAATAGAGATACCAAGAATAAGGCGTTTGGAGAATACGTTAATGAAAACGAAGCAGGTTGCAATTGTAGGAGTTACATTAGGTGCGTCTGCTTTGGTTGTGGGTGGATTCATCTGGTGGAAGTTATACGAAAAGGGATGGTGCTGAAATGTGGAAGATTCGATTGCCAATATTCAGTTTTAGGATTTCACAAATCCCTCTACCAGATTTTTCTATTGCTCTAAAAA